TACGACCACGCCTAATAGAGATGCTGTACACGTCTGGCGTTAAATCAACTGTTGGGATAATGACATCAGATGAGCCAAAGGAATTGACCCCGATGACTCCGTTATCTGGTGAACCAATCACGAAGCCTGACCCAAAGGTTGCCCCGCCAGAGAAGTCGAAGCTGACTGCTATCTGTGCGGGTAGGCTCATAAGAAGAATCCAGAGTAACGCTCTAGTTGTGCCACCTTGCCAGAAGATAGAGAACTGTTCTGCAAATTACGGGCAATAGTCTCGGTAAGGTCTTGCTCGGAGATAACTGATCCTGCAACGTTCACCACAACTGTGCTGCCAGCGTTGGGGTTGTAACTTAAGCCAGTCATCTGGTTGTAGGAAATCATGCCGTCTGATGGGTTACTAGGAACGTTTGTAGAAGGCACAGCCGGAACTGATGCTGTTGATCCTGCGCTTGCTGGGGCTTGTCCGAATGGTGTACCCATAGAGATTGCTGCTGCCTTGCCAGCCAAGTAAGACAAGTAAGCATCAAGATACTCGAATGGATTGCGAGCATTAGGCAACGCGGTTAGGAATCTAGCAAGGTTGCCTGAAGCATCCTGCGCCTTGAGAATCTGGTTGGTGAGGTCTCTGGCTACTGCTTCGTTGCCGTTAAGCAAAGCAAGTTGAGCCTGTACCCGCAAAGTTTCTTCTGCTGTTAATTTGCCTTTAAGAGCCGCTACAAGTTGAATCTGTTCTAAATCAAAGACTGTCCCAGCCTTCTTAAGTGCGTTCTGCTTCTTAAGTTCTGCTGTGTTCTTTGTTGTGACTTTAGCCAAAGCCTGTGCGCGCTTGCGAGCTGCTGCCTCTGCTGCCTTCTGTTGAGCCAAAGCTTGAGGGCTCATGGGCAGGTTAGTGCTATTCCAAACTTTCATGTAATCGCGTTTTAAGCGGCGATTGAATTCTTCAACTTGAATCTTTTGTAATTCAGCGCCAATGTTCTTGGTTAAAAAACCACCCGCAGCCAAGACTTTAAGAATCTTAAAACCTTCAATAAAGTTATCTATTCTGGCAACTGCAAAATCTGTGGCTGCACCAATCTGTCTGATGAGTTGCTCTACATCTGATGCGCCTGTGACTGCCATAGCAAGGTCAATAACTGCCCCGCCAATTTGTTCTTGTGCTTCGCTGGCTGCTGTGCTTAGTTTCTGTAACTTGCCTGCATAAGTATCAAGATAAGCAGCATTAGCCCCAGCAAATTGCTCGTTTAATTTCTTTGATATATCAGTAAAGCTAGCTGCCTTTAATTGGGCTTGTGTGAGACCTAAGTTATATTTCTTAAGTCCTTTAGTATTGCCTACATAAGCATTAGCCAAATCCTGCGCAACTGTGGTCAGTTCTACGCCGCTACCAACGGACACGTCAATTGCTTGCTGTAAAGCCTTCTGGCTGGCTGTGACTGATCCCGTAGTGGTCAGCAATGCCTGAAATGCTGGGCGAAGCTGACTGTCGGTGACACCTGATGCCTTAGATAAGCCTTCAATGTATTGGTTAATTGCTGGCGCAGATAGTTCAAGTCCAAGGTTCCTGACAACTTGTGTGAGTCGAGCAGCTTCTTTCTGGTCTTGTATAAACGCTTGCGCTGCTTTTTTCCCGAAATTGACAATTGCGGCAGCGCTAAGAGTAATCCCTAAAGTCTTGCCTAATTTCTTAACTGATTTGTCGAATCCCTTAACTGACTTATCAGCTTTGTTTAATCCTGCTGCATCGAGGACTGTGGCAATGCGTACCGCTAGATTGACATCTTGAGCCATTACTTAATTACTCCAGACTTCACTAGGTTTGCTACTCTGTCATTAACTGTCTCAATGGCTTTAATAACTGCGGCAGTTGTCTTGCCTTGATCTGCTGCCCATGCTCTAAACATGGCGCGACCTGTCATCTTCTGACCTTCACCACGTAACTGTCCACCGAGGCGTGGCGTAAATTGACCGACATTGCCTGACTTGCGCCCTGCGGTTTCATAAATGGCACCAGCAGCAGATTTATTATAAATAGAGGCGATAGACCTAAAACCTTGGCGGTTAGCCTTACCAGCAGCAGTAGAGTAAGTAATACCTTTGCTAGCGGTGGCTTGGTCATAGCCACGATTAGCCCACTTGCCTGTCTGGTTCTCTTTCAACCAGCCGCTAGGCACATCTGCATTTGTAGGTAGAAAACCTCGCGCATTGCGCACAACTGGCTTAAGGATGTTAGCCAATTCCTTTTGGCTTTCTTTTGCTAAATCAGGTGCGTATTTCTTTAGACCTTTACGAAGTTCGATTACGCCTGTGACCTCGACTGGCATCGGCTTGCTCCTTCGCTATGTCCTTTAATACCTGTATATGAGCCTTGAAAGCCATCGGAGAAAGTTCCACGATGGTGTTGAACGGAACTCCATACTCGTAACTTAATCTAGTTGCAAGATAGGTGACGGAGTTCCGATCTAACCTAAAGGGTCGGACTCTAAGACCTCAACTGACTTGAGAGTCTCTAGGAATCCTTCCCCAAAGGGTTTGACTGTCTCACCCGAACGTCTAATTGCTTCCCAGCAGAGCCAGTACACGTCTGACTGCTTCTGATCTTCAATCAGGGCTTTGTGAAAGCCCTTCTTGGCGTATTGCTCAAAGCTGTACTCCAGCAGCGGAGTTATCTCGAACTCCTGCACCTGTCCGTCAGCCCTTGTAACTTTGAGTTTTGCCATAGCCCTTATCTCCTTCTTACGCTGTTGTGACTGCTACTGTACCAGAGACGTTCCAAGTTACTGACTGTGTGCCAAGGTCTGCAACTGCGCCGTTAATATCGGTGAGGTTATTGACTAGGCAGGTCATTGTGTAAAGAGGGTTTGTCGCTGATGTTGCAGCAGAGGTCTGCTTAAGTGTAACTGTTACGTTTGTGCCGTATGCAGCAGCAAGTGTCTGCAAGACTTCGCCTGTTGCTGTGTCGTTGAGGAAGTCGATTGTAAGTGATGCGGCTTCAAGACCCTTGACGAACTTGTGTCCTGAATCGCCCATTGCTGTGACTTCGAGTTCATCGAATGTGCGGTTAAGTGTTACTGCTGTGACGTGATCAGACAAGTCTACTGAATTGACTGTTACTTGTACGCCGTTGTTTAGAAATACTGCCATTTCAGTTATTCCTCATCTTTCTTGGTAGTTGGTTTTTCTTTGGCTGCTGGAGCTTGTCCGATTTTCACTAGAAAAGCGTCGCGCTCCTTTTCCCAATCTGACATGGTTAGCTCCATTCCGTTAGGGTGCTTACCTGCACGTTACAGGTAAGCAGGTCTCCAGTAGGTAGGTTGAGTACAGCAGGTGCGCTCACGCTTCCTACGTTAAAGACAATGTTAGATGCTTCGAGTAGTTGAAATACTCGTACTATGTCATCCTCGATACCGGCAAGGTTGCCCTGATTATCGAGCAATGGCACAAGGATAGAAATCTGAAAGTTAGCCAATGGCGCAATAGCCGTATAGTCGTTATTGCTTGGAACGATGTAAGGATCACTAGGGCTGACGATTACAGAGTTGGCAATAGGCGTTGCAGGAGGGTAGGAGAATACTGACCACTTTGTATTGTCAGTAAGAGCTGCTGCAATGCTAGAGCGTAGGGTTGTTATTGCTGGCATCAGCCCACCATTGAGTTAGGGCTTAGGTAAGGTGCAAGTAAGCCACGAACGCGAGCCATGAGCTGATTAGACATGGTGTATGGGCTTGGAGCAAAGCCGTCAATAGATACGCCTTGTCCTGTTGGTGCTTGACGTGCTTGCCAGATAGCCACAGCAATCATAAGGCTGGCTTCTTGAATAGCAGGAATGGTTGTGTAATCAACATAGGTATCGGCTGACAATGTGCCAAATGGGTTGATTGGGTGGTAGGTAGCAGGCGTATTGTTGTTGCCAGTAATTGCGTAAGTAATTGACTTTTCGCCAACGCCTGTAATGGTCTTATTGCCATTGTGCTTAGATCCGCTACCAGTAATGTTTACTACTTGACCAACGTAGAACACGTCTTGCACATAGTCTTGAAAGTAAGAAGTGCCTGTGCTTTCTGTGTTGCTGTGTCCAATTACTGGAGTCGTGTTAGTCCATAGAAAAGGCAACATAACGTTATCGGCAGCGTCACAGACGGACTGCAAGACAGCATCGGTGTAAAGAGTACCGATGCCAAGTGCTGTGCGAAGTCGGCAACACCAATCTCGGTGGAGTCGTATTCGAGGCTGGTTCTATCGACATTGAAGATCCATCAAAGATTAAGCTGCTTAGCCAGCACGACATGAAAAAGCCAGTTGGTCGCAT